TAAGGTTATCCTCGACGTTCATTGCGATGTCGGCCTGGATCTTCTGGGCGTTTTGCGCCACGTCGGTATCTTGCTTTTCCTTCTTCAGCATGAGTTCGCCCTGATCCTTTTGGGCTCGGCGCTGGGTTTCTGCCATCGAAGTCTGAACAAGGGCCTCGACCTCCGGCGGTACCGGTGGCTTGGGCTGCATTTGCTGCGCGATCTGCATAAGCTGCTGGAGGATCGGCATCATCGGCTCAAAGGTCTCGGCCGAGTCGATATGAACGTGCCTTGCAACCGCGGACATGAGTTGCTGGGCCTCCTCGAAGATCGGCGTGACCTTCAGGGTGTCCATATCCTTGACCTCGGTGGCGTTGATGTACTCGCTCATCCGCTTGAGGTACCAGAGCGTTAAGTGCTGCTTGGCATGTTCAAGCATGGCCGGTACGAACTTCTGCCCGATGATCGGATTCATGCCGTAGACCGGGTCCATGGCGTAGGCCAAGTGCGTCTGCAAGTGCGCGATATGGTCCTGGTTCGGGAAGGCTGCGACCGGCTGTCCAAGGGACATGGCCACGTTCTCGAGCGCAGGGTTCATCTCCTTGACTTCGCGGACATCCGGCAGGACCTGATTGATCTCGGGCACCTTCATCTGCTTCAAGATCCGCTTCATGACCTCCCGGCGATCAAATAGGTCGGGGTTGTCCTTAGCGAGGGCGGCCAGGGCTTGGTTTTGGGCAAAGCGCTGGGTCTCGCTGAAGATATGCGGATCAGAAACGGGGACGATGTCGGTGTTGCGGTCAAAGTCCTGGCGACCAATGACGAGGTCCTCGACCATATCGCCCTTGCGCATATCCTCGAGCCACCAGCGATTGATCCTGCCAAGGACCATCAGCATCTTGCGCATGGACTTGTGCAGTCTCATGTGAATGCTGGAGTAGACCGCGGCTCCCTGCTCGATCAAAGCCTGGGTGGTTCCGACCGGTGCGTTGTTGGATATGTCGGCGATCTTCTCTTCGCTCGTTGTTACGACGCCCTTGGCCGCGTTGGTAATCCAGCCCAGCAACTCGAAGAGCACGGGCGACGGCGGATTGAAGGGGAAGGGCATGGCGATCTTCTTAATATCGTCAACGCCTGGGGCTCCCTCGATCTCGGCAACCTGGGTGGGCTCAACCTGCACGCTCTGGCCTGTTATACGGGCTCCCTTGAGCTTGAGCATGGTCGGTGAGTTGTTGATATGGGCAGAGTCCAAAAGGGCTCTCAGGGCCCCTGTAAGGGCCGCAGACAGGCCTCCAATCAACTGAGGCAAACCGATCGCATAAGCGCCGCGCCAGGGAATGAATTTGAACTCAATGAGCCAGTCGAGCTTTTGCATTTGCTCGTCGCCCTCCTCCCAGTTACGGTAAAGGCCGACCACCTGCCGGGACTGCTCGTCGATCATCAGGATGTAGGGCGCAAGGTCGCCAGCCTTGTCGTCGTCCTCTATCGTAAGGTTGACGTAGGAATGGAAGACGCGACGCTCACCGTCGATGTTCTCGGCGCTTGACTTCTTGCCCTCGATCTTTTCGTTGGCCTTTTGCGCGGCCGTGGGCTCGGGCTCCATACTGGCGCGGGTATAGGTAACGTCCAGGTAAAGGTTTGCAGCGATCCGGCGGTTGAACTCCTCCTCGGATATATCCTGCATTTCAGTGCAACGCTGAGCGGTATAAAAGCTTGGCGCGGAGAAGGGCAGCAGGATCTTATCGATGGGCACAAACTCGGCGCAGGGACGCTTCTTTTGCTCGTCATACCAAAGCTTCAGGTACTGGCTTCCACCAAGGGGAAGCTGGGTAGCAAGCTGCTCGAGTTCATCGCGAAGCTCTTCGATCTGCTCGGTACACTGCCAGTTCATGAAGTCACGCTTACGCTCAGCAAGGTTTTGCTTTTGCTCAGTAACCTCGCCAAGGATTTTTGTACCTACAGGACCATCGGGCGGCATGATCTCTTTCATGCACCGGCTGGCAAAATCCACGCAGGCTTCGGCAATTACTGGGTGTACAGCCTTGGATGCGCCCTGGAAGGTTGCACCGCCTGGAGCCTCGTTACCAAGACCGGACCGCTTTAAGCCTTCCTCGTACTGCTTATCGCGCTCCTTGCGGGCCTCCATGTCCTTCTCGAATAGCTGAAGGTACTTAAGCGCGAGGTCGTCCAGGGTGTTTGGATCGATCTTGGCTGCAAGGTTTTCATAGAACTGCGGATCTTCTTCCGGACCGTCGTTCTCGGTCATGCGGACAACAGCCGACCCGTCCTCGAGTTCTTCGACATCGGGCTTCTCGTCAAATAGCTTGTAGATCGTCTCGTCGCCCTCGGGGCTTTCCTCAAGGGGTAGATTCATTTCGATCGCCATGATTTCCTCATCATTTCAAGACGCATAGCGTCGGTATCGGGCTCTCCGCCCTCTTTGTAGCCACGCAACGCCCTCATAAGATCTTCGTGGGTCGTCTTCTCGTCGGCTACTTTATCCCAGACCGCGTGATGCGCTAGGTGCTGGTAATACGGGTCAAGCGATGGATCAATATCAAGGCCAAGTGCAGACTGTCTGGCCGCCAAGCGATCGACCGCCTCACGAGCGCCCAGCCCCTTACCCCTTTGCATCATCGTCTGGGGGGCTACAGGGCTGTCCAGGGAGTGCAGGTTAAGCTGCCTTGCGTCCAGGGTAGGTAGGTCCCCACGGCCCAGCATCGAGCCTATAAAGCCGCTTTTAGCGCCTGCTATGCCCTTAATGCTTTCGGCCCAGTCGCGATACTCATCAGCCGATCCAACGAGCGCCTGCTGCATTTGCGGGACCAGGGTCGACATGTTGTTGACGCCATACCGAAGCTGCTCGGTAAGCTGGTTGGCTTTGCCGAAGGGTGCGAACTTAGCCCGAATGTCGTCCAGGGCCTTCTCGTTGACTACGCCACGCTCGGCGTCGTCGAGGAACTTCTGCCCCTGCTTGGAGCCCAGCCATTCAGCGAAGGCGCCCTCCGGCCTTACCAGCCCTTCGGTCTTCGGCACCTTTAAGCCTGCCTTGGTTGCCGTGTCGTAGGACAGACCGCCGCGGCCAATGCTCGACTGCGTAATACCGTAGGCCTTGATCAGGTCCCGGACTCCAAGGTTACCGGCCCTGGCTCGTTTGCCCTGCTCAATCATGAAGTCTCCGTACCCGCGCTGGATGTAATCCGGGACTTCGGCAAGGTTAAGCTGCTTGTTAACCTCGGCCAGAGGCCTCCACTGCCACTCCTGGATCTTGGTGGCCTGGGGGTCTTGGAACTTGGCGATAGCCTCAGACGCACGCTTAAGCTTTTTTGCACCGCCTGCCGCCATTTTCACCACCCCTCCATGTTTATACGGGATGGGCTGGCTAAATTTCTCACGGATCTCGGGGGTGATGTCGAACCCGATCTGGTTCATGGACTTGGTCTTGCTGTACAACTCGTCAAGGTATTGCTCGGCCCTTTCAAGGCTTCGGAATCCAGGATGATCTGGTATCGCAATGTCGGTGTCAGCGTCGACCACATAGTACCGATCGCCTTGCAGCGAAAGATCAAGCGGCCGTTGTTGCGTAATGCCTGGGATGGTCCGGACATTGTCCTTGCCAACCAGAGCCTTGAGCCTGCCGGGGACGATCTCGTCATAGAATTTGCGCATTCCTGCTTCTGTGGATTCGCCCTTAGCGTCTTGCGGAAAGCGCAGGAAGGACTTGTACCCGTCTATGAATGCAACGCGGTCGTAGCCCTCATCAACTGCACGCTTGATGATGTTCTTCAGGGACAGGTCAACCCATTCGTTGGTATTTTTGATAAATGGCCCAGCAGGAGGGCCATACTGCTTCGCATCGTGAAGTTTATTCATCTCCTTAACGAGAACATTTTCTCTGTCAGCCAAAGCTTTGTATTCATCTTGGCGCTGGGGATCAACTACTAATTCACTGCGCTTAGCAACTACATTACGATGCTCTTCAGCGAGTTTATTGAATCGATCTTCTAATGTTGGATCGTCTTTGAACCCATGCTTACGCCCCTCCTGCGCCCAGTCAGACTGAAGCTCTTCAATGAAAAGCACGTTCTTACCTTCAGCATCCACACGGTCATTCATCCTAATATGGGATATGACATTGGGGTCCGACCAGTGAGACGAGCGGAAGTCTTTTGATGTCTCTTCAAATATGCGTCTTGATTCATTTGCAACCTGTTGCTTTTCATCCTCTGACAAAAAGCGCATCTCCTTATTAAACAAAGACATTGCTATGTCATTTGTGTTTGGGGATTTTTTTGGGACCTTGAGCAAGACCTCGCGATAGTTCTTGCCTCCAGGCTCTTGGTACTCGTGATACTCGGTCAGCCGCTCCCCAGGCTTGGTGCCATAGCTGTGAGTCCGGCTGAACTTGTTGATGTCCTCTTCGGCCTTCATCGCAAACTCGGCCGCATCGAGGTCGTTCTCCGCAAGGGCCTTCTGATAACGCTCATCGGCAAGCTTGCGCAACTGAATGATCTGCCTATAGTCATTGACATTCAGGTCTGGCATGTGCAGGTCGGCAAACCCTTTCATGTAGGGCGGTATGACAGATCTGCTCAGGACCACCTCCTCAACATCGGGCATGGTGCCCTTGGTCATAGCCTGGACTTCCTCACGCGTGACGTTGGGCGCGGCGGCAAGCTTTTGAGCTAGGCCTGCATCCTCAAGGCGCTGCTTGCTGATCCCTGCTTTGGTGAACTCATTGAGGAAGGCCTGCCCTGGTCCCTGCTTGCGCTGCAAGGTGGTGGCCATTTCTTCGATGGGGTTGTAAAAGCCAAGCCTGCTGACCGGAGCATTGACGTTCATGGGCGAGACAAAACTTAAAGCGTTTGCAAGTGGGCCCTGTCCGAACATGGCGCTATCGATTGGGCGAAGGGCTCCCCTTCCCGCCGCCTTGATTGCAGGCATGGCAAATTTGGCGCCTGAGCCAAGCAGTGGCATATACCCAAGAGTAGCCTCAAGACCTGGACCCGTTATTAGCTCGTAAAGGTCGCCTTTCTTTGCGGCCTCGGACGCTTCGTGATACAGGCGCTCAGGGTCGGGCACAAACATGCCAACGCTTTTATCCAACAACTGGTTAAGACCTCGTGCTTGCGACTTAGGGGCGCCAAGGGCCTGCAAACCGCTCACCACGGCTCGATCGATCGTGGTTGGCATAGCAGACCGCGGCGTCTCGGTCATTTGCGCAGGGTCGGGCTCAATGCGCCTAAGCAGATCCTGGGGCGTTGATCCCATCACGCTCTTGTACCGATTGGCCTCCGCGGCCTCACGGCGCATGCGCTCCTGTGCGGCAGCCTTAGCGGCCATGGGATTGAAGTTGAACATCTGGGTGGGGTCGCCACCGTCTTGCATGCGGATCAGGCCGCCCTCGGCCTTGTTGATGTCCGGGTCGGTTACGTCATAAGTACCCTGATTGCCAAGGTCCGACTTGATTTTCTTCGGGTCGTACACGCCCAGGTTTTTAACACCCCGTTCTTTAACGAAGAAGCTATCGTGGCCAAGATCCCTTATAACTTGTTGTATATCAGGCCTTTCGATACCGCTCCAGTTATCGTTTCGCGACGGAAGCTCACGCAAGACTTCTTCAAGATAACGGTGCCTATTAGCATCAAAGGAAGGAACGGCGCCCGAACTGTCGCGAATAAGCGGGAATTTCTCTTTGTAAAGATTTATAGCGGCTTCGATATGCTCCGGATTGTCGTAATCCCAGGGGTTTTGCGCCTGGACGCGCACAGGATAAACGGTTGGCGCAGTCCCCGGAGTCACAGCCCACTCCTCCCCAGAATATCTTGATGCAAATTGTGGATCTGGCGTTAAGAAAGCCGCGTCTCGACCTTGTGAGTGCTCAAAGGGCTTAACTTTGATCTGGGGATAACGCTCCTCCAGTAGTGTTTTTCCGGTTTTGAATTCAACAATACCGGGATTGGTTGACCCGTGGAACATCCGGTCCTTGATAAGGCTTGGCTCAAGGAACTTCTTCAGGTTTTCGTCGCGCTCAGCCTTGGTTAAGGCCTTTTTCGCGGCCTTCTTGGGCAGGTTGGCAGTGAACGGGTTGATCGGCTTCATTTGCGCCCTTTCACTATGCCGCCCTTCTTCTTGCTCAGTTTGACGCCCTGGACGTCGGAGCCTTTGGGCGCGATTAGTAAGGATTCGTAAACGTCGTGGGGCATCTTGCTCGACTTCATGGACATGCGCCCAACGATGTCGCCAATCCCGAAGACATCGCCCTGGCTCTTCGGCCTAAGGGTTGGGTTGTCGCCCGTCATGGTATTGAACATTTCGGCAGGCGTGGCGTACTCAGTGGCCAGCCCGTACTTGTGTCCCATGCCCGATTGCTCGATGGCCACGAGGAAGTCCAGGTCCTTGAGGATTGGATCGCCTTCGGTCTCGTAAAGCTGTTTGCGCACGAGGTTTGACTTGGTGATCGAGCCCTTCTTGCGGTCGCCAATGGTGAGGTCCGTTTCCTTCTCGGCGCTCATCATGGGCCTGCCGGTATTCGGGTTGATCAGTACACCGACGTCCTGCATGACCTTCTTGTCCATGACCTCGCCGGTACGCGGGTTCACAAAGGCGCCCGAGTAAAAGTCCGAGCGCTTCATGTTGTTGACCTCGAGAACCTTCTCGACAAGCTTTTGCACGTTCGGGTTGTTCTTGGGATCAAGGAACCACCGGCTAGGCATCGGCAGGAGGTTGACGCGATCGGGCTGAGTCAGCCTGCTTGCGATGTCCATAGTGGGATCGATGGCCGACGTGATGGTCTGCTTGGCAGGCTTAGCAAGGGCCTGGAGACCGCTTACTATGGCCTTGCCGCCTGCTTGCATCTTCTTAACCTTGCCGCCCTTCTTGTAGCCAGCCTTTTGAAGCTTGGTCAGCAACTCTTCGGATAGGAACTGGGAAGGCGCATAGCCTCGAGTCCAATCCATGTATCCAGGCTGACGACCCTTCTCGGTAAGGACCTTGTTGATGTAGTCCTCCATTAGCAGTTCTCGTGGCGCAGGCATGAAGCTGACGCCAAGATCCTCGCCTTTGAGGATGGTCGGGAAGGCCGGGTGAAGGTCGGGCCTGTCCATCATCTCGCCGCTAAGCTGGAAGAGGCGGTTGCCAAGCGAACCTGTCGGCACTTCCAAGAGCGCCGGATCTGTCGTGCGCTGAATGATCCGATCGTAATCGAAGATCTGACCTTTCTTACCGCCAACGCCGATACCTCCCATGACGTCAGCAGCGGCTGCGCGTTTATCGAAAGTGTCGACAAGCTTGCGGAACTTCCTGGGGTTCGTAATGTCGACGTCGGCCGGGAATAGGTTCTTGCCCTCCTTATCGACCACCGAGGCAAGTTTTGCGTTCAGGGTGTCTTTGAGTTCGGGCGTAAGCTTTTCTTGCTTAACGCCGCCCATAAACTCCTTGTAAAGGCGGTCAAATACCATTTGGTTCGACTTGTGCTGGGTCGGTGTTCCGAGCATGGTCGTCCAGATCGCTTGGCCTTCAGGCACGCGGCGATTGGACCCTATGATGGTCTGACCCACTCCAGGCGTCTTAACGCCCCAGGTCGCACCGGCATAACGCGGGTCGGTAAGCTGAATACCTGAGAATCCCGGACCGCCAAGAAATCCCTCTCCGACTTTAGTTCTATCGGCCTGGGTGATCATCAGTGTCTTGCCTTCGTGCTTACCCAAAGCTTCGGACGGTAGGATGAGACCAGTCTCGGTGATCTCCAGGATTCTCTTCTCGATGTCCTTGGGCATTTCCATGTTCAAGCCAGTCTTGCCCTGGAAGCTTTGACCAGGAAGGGCCTTAAAAGCCTTCTCAGCGGCCTTCTTGGCTAAGCCACCGCCTGCCATGCTTACGAGGCCGCCTCGAGCACCGCCCTGGTAATTGCCAGGATCGTCCGGTTTGGCTGTAGGTACGATCGGCGTCGTTGAGTCGACCGTGGTGGCTGTTGGGTCGGTAACCGCTGGGCTGGTAACCGTCGGACTGGTCGTCGTAGATCCCGCAGGCGGGACGTAGGTCGACAGCTTGGGTGCCAGGGCATTCAGGCGTGCGGTCTTGGCGGCTGCCAATTGATTCTGACGGGCAAGACGATCAGCGCCTTGATTGGCAAACTGAGCGGCTCGGTTTTTGGCCATCAGGCTCGAAGCTGCATCCCTTGCTACGGACTGCTGTCTCATTTGGCCCAGGCCGGTCGCTATGGGATTGATTCCCCTGTAAGGAATACCGCCAGCAGCCATATGCACGAGACCGCCTGCTGAATTGTCTGCACGCCACTGGTCGACGCCAGTTGCGCCTATGCCATCGTCAGCGTGGGTACCGTCAACATAACCGCCGTTCGCAAAGCCACGGCCGGACATATCCTGGGCTACGCTCGGATCGTAGATTGCATAAGCCTTGCCCGTCGCGTTGGGCATTTGAGTCCCGGCAAAGCCAGCGTCGAGGATCTCCTGGCGGATCATATCCTTGCCGATCCCTGGCTTGACCATGGCCTGCCTGCGCAGCATGTCGTAGTAGTCAAGGCCTTCCATTTGGCCTTGGGGCGTGTCATACATCTTGTCGAACATCAGCATTCGGTTGCGATCAACGTCGACAGGCGTGACGTTAGCTCCAGGCTGATTGCCGGTGAACTTGTTGGCGTACCGGGGAAGCTCTGCCGTATAAAAGGCGCGACCCATCGAGGCGTGGGGATCTGCCCTCATGATGTCGAACTTACCCTCGATCGGGATACGCTGGCCAGAGTAGACGCGCATGAAGTCGGGCTCGGGCCCCTTGAGTACCTCGGCTACCGGCTTGGGCGCCTTGGGCATCATGGACTCGACCTTCTGCATGTTGTTTAGCCTGCCTGCCATCTTTTGCAGCGCAGCATTGGTCCCAGCCCCTCCGGCCATCGATGCAGGGACTGACCCAAAGGTCTGGCCCATCTGAGCCGTGTGAGCGCGGTCAGGCTGCGTTAAAGGGTTCGGGGTCATGCCTCGTAAGGCGTGGCTCATTTCTTCGCTTGTAGGCCCTTGTAGGCCCCTTGCAAGCATGGCTGGCATGAAGCCTGCCGTCTTGATGTTGCTCAGCGCCTGGGTAAGGTCGCCTGCCGTACCCAAGCCTTCTGCCAGGGCGCCTCGTACCGCACCGCGGCCCATGTCGGCTAGGCCTTGCAGGGCCTGGGGAATGAACGTCGGATTCTTCTGGGCGCGTGGGTTTGGCATGGTGGTCCCTAAACCGCGTAAGGATTGACCCGCCGAGGCCGGTCCTCGGGGTATTGGTCGTCATTATCCGGCGGCGGAGGATCAATGACAAGCCATCCCATGTCTCGCAGCACGCGCAGGGCCTGGGACGTTGTATCCACGAGGTCGTCATGCCTGACCTCAGGGAAGGCGCAAAGCTGATTGACGAGGGGCTCAGCCCATGACCGAGGGTGGCCTTCGTTCTTCGTGCTCTCCGGAATATACACCCGACCGGCCTTGATCAGTGGGGCGATCAGGTTGACCCGCTGGACCTTGTCCGCGCCGCCGGGATTGTATGACCGACAGGGTATGTGGGCACGCCCCAGGTCCTGGAGGAGGGAGATGCCGGAGGACTTGTCTTCAACCAGAACCATGTCAGTCTTCTTGCCCTGTCCGAATTCATTGGGGTCGCCGTAAACCGTGCCGAAGTCTTCAATTACCTTCTCCTTCAGGTCAGGATATTGCAAGTGCTCCTCCCAGCAATCGATCAGCATGGCGCAAAAGCCTTTGTCTTCGCTGGGCTTGAAGATCCCCCATACGCTACAGGCTGAGGGGTCGTTGATGGTCTTCTCGGTATAGGCGCCGTCGTAGGACTGGACCACGAACTCAAAGCGCGGGAAGGGCTTCTCCGAGGGCCATAGCTTGATCCAGGCGCGTTTGATGATCCCAGCCTCTTCAGGGTCGATGATCTCGGCGTGGATCTCCTGGCGGCCCAGGGAGGTGCCCTCGTACTGCAAGATCTGCTGCTTGAACGTCCCGGCAAGGTTGGCAAGGTTGTCGTAGGTCGAAGCCTGCGTTACGACGACGTCCTCGCCGTCTCGGTTCAGCAGGTCGATGATCAGCGGCTTGGGCTTGGGCGTGGTGGTAACAACGATCCGCGGCTTGTCGCCCAGGCGGACTGAGAACATGATCTGGTCCCAGGCTGCATCGAGGTATTCCCAAGCTGCCAACTCGTCGCACCAAGCATGGTGCCACTGAGGGCCGCGGAAGCGCTCAGGTTCACTAGCCGGTATGCCCTTGATCAGGGAGCCGTTCGTAAGGACGATCTCGTGCAGGCTCCTGGTGTACTTGACGCGGATCTCCTCGGGCATGCAGTTAAGAAGGCCTGACTCGCCTTCGATCATCGTGTCGCGGATGTCGGCCGAGGTAGGGCCCGAGATCAAGATGCGGATGTTGGGCGTCGTCCAGGCTGTATGCCAAACGTCCTCAGCGGCTGTCCTGGTCTTGCCTGCGCCCCTGCCTGCAAGTAGGAGCCATACCGTCCACCAATTGCCCTTGGGCGGGATCTGGTGCTTGTGCGCCCTCATGAGCCATTTCATCCGGGCTCTGAAGGCTGCCGCTGCTTCCGGGGGTAGCTTCTTCAGCGCCTCCTGGTGCAGGGCAAGCTTGGCTTCAATCCGCTTGCTTTGACTTGCTGTCAGCATTCTGGCGGATGCCGGTCAATTCATCGATCAGGGATTGTGCGACGTCCATTACTACGTCTACTTGCATGGGGCCTTCATCCTTGCCGGTAACCTCGTGCTTCGTTCGATCGGTGTAGTCCTTGGGGAATCTTGCGGCCATCGAGCGGGACCAGAGCGAGGTGTTCAGCGTCACGCCGTCCTTGGTCTGCTTTAGGTGATCCTGGGCTATGTCCTCCCACCATTGGAGGGCTAGTTCCTCTGAAAGGGCCAAGGCGTTAAAAAACTCTTCATGCTTTTGCGCCCAGCCCCACATAGTCACCCTAGTGACGCCTATGGTCGCGGCGATCTGCGCCTTGCTTTTTCCCTCTCTACCCATAGCGATAACCAGTTCGCAATATTTGGGGTCGTAGTCGGTTGGTCTTCCTCCGGCCATTCTGATTTTCCTTCAAAAATCAAGCACTTACCTATAGGATACACGAAAAAAAACCCCTGTGGAAGGGGTTAACGTCGTGAGGGGAAGGACCCACAACCAGGAGACACACAGAAAACGCCCCTATTGTACCTCCACTTCGGGCTGCTTGTACATCCTCATCCTGATCAGGTCCGACACGCCGAACATGCCCACCGGCTCGGCCAGGGTTGCACAGACTTCCCGCTCCTCGTCGAGTAGCTGCTGGACATAGGCGGTTAGCTTGTCGATGTTGAAGGCGTACTGCTTGCCCTTGATCTGCTTGCTCTTGAGGGTTGCGATAATTTGATCTCTTAGCTCTTCGTTCATGTTTCTTCCTTTACTTTGGGTGATCGTTCTTCGGTCCAGAATTCCTCTTCGCACTGCTTGCACTTGTGGCGGCGCTCTACGAAGTAGTAATGCCTTTCGGGGTTCCAGAATGTTCGGGTCTCGAGGATCTTGGTCTTGTACCCCTGACCCTTTGGGGTTCGGCAGTAGGGGCAGATCATGCTCACCCGATCCAAGATTCGTATTTCATGCTTGTCCCCTTGTAGTCATTGCGCACCCTTTACTCGAATTTGTTCAGCCAAGCACGCGCAAATGTTGGCTTGCTCAACGTAAGCCTCCTTATCTCGATCGACTTGCAGCGATATTTTCATCAATGTTTCTGCCTCTTCTTCGCATATGTCTGCACACTCCTCACGCTCATGCGCTGCAACAAGTTCGGCGAAACGTACTAGGCTTTCTTCTTTTCTTCGCATCTGCCACGTTTCAATTGTCGGGCCGATGTCTATTGGCAGCAGCCCAGCCTGCTTCGCCATCTTGATAATGTCGTCTCTATCCACCGTTCTTCTCCTCCGGCTCGTGCGTACATGCGTTTTCGTAGTCAATAACGTCCTGCAACCGATAGCGAATCAATCCACCCAACTTCATGTACCGGACCCCTTTTTTGAAAGACCGGTCACGTTCCAGTGTTGCTTCGCTGATCTTCCATCGAGTAGCAAGCTCCACTTGTGTTATGAATTGCTCATTTGTTGTCATTGCTCACCCCTTGCTCTGATGGCGGCGGAAAAATTCAGCAGCACCGTCGCAGTCCAGCTTTGCAAGCGATGGTCAGCATCCATTGAGCTGAGGTCTACGTTCAAGAGCAAATTCGCACACGCCTCACGCTCATGCTTGGAAACAAGGGCGGCGAAGCGTTCAAGAACATCGGGGGTGGCAAAGACTTGCACATCGTCCCAGTGCTCTGGGCTTCTGAAAGGTTTGCACCCCGCCGCCCGCGCCATGCGGATGATTTCCTCGCGGTTCATGTGTTTCCCCTTGCTCGAATGGCTTCGGCGCATAACTTCGGAAGACCCTTGGTGTAATACTTCCCAAAGGCTTCTTCCTTTTCATCGCATACTGCTGCACAAAAGTCCCGCTCTGCCTTTCGCCCTGCCTCGAAACCTTCATGCCATGCTGCGTGTCTCTTTTCAACCCAGACGCGCTCCCTCTTTAGCGTTTGGCGCAGTTCATCAATCTCTTCTTGCATTCGCTCTTGGATCATGCGTTCGCTGATCATGCCGGTTTGATGATCGGGGTGCTCCTCGCACCTCTCTCTCCAAGTCTTAATGCGTTTCATTTATTTCCCCTTGCGTTTTTAATACGTTCTTCAATCTGCCAATCCAGCTCTCTCAGCAGGTCCTCGATCGTGTCGCCATGACCGGTCGCATAGCCGCGGTCGATCATCCACTGGGCCACTTTCTGCCGGTTGACAATCATCGCAACCGCGGCCCAGGTCTGAGCATCGTCCGCCTCGAGCTTGTCCATGAGCCCCGTTCTTTCCAGGTACGACTTTGGCTTTTGGTGCAGGTTGTGGTCGCCGCTCATGCTTGACTCCTTGCTCGAATAGCTGTGGCCAAGTGATTACAGGTGTTCGCATGCTCCATAACGATCCCGTCATGGTCGTCGACTTGCAGCGATATGCTGGTGAAGTTTTCTACCGCAATATCACAAAGCCTCGCGCAAGCCTCGCGCTCCTTGGCCACCGCCTCAGCGATAAGGCCTTTGATCCTGTCCTGCTCTTTTTGCCACTCTTCCCGCTGCTTTCTTTCTCGAGCCGCTTTCCACGCCTCGTTGTCTTTATGCCGCCTGCGTAGCTGGCTGACGTACTGCTGCTTGTAGCCGGTCTTTTCGGCTATCTCCCTGGTCGTAAGACTCGGGTCCTTCACCATCTCGCGGACGGCGTTATAAAGCTCGGTCGGGTCGTTCATATGCGCTCCTTGATCATTTTTTTAATCCGCTCGGCTTCCGTTTTTGGGATCTGTGCCGTGTCGATAATCCTGCATACCGAGTCCCTCTCCATGCTCAGCAGCAGGTTTGCAAACCGATCGAGGTCCTTCAGGTAGGCGATGTATGCCACGTCCTCGATCGTGTCTTTAAGGCCTGCTTCCAAGGCTAGAAGGCGCAGTCTTTTATCGTCCATCGTCGATCTCCACAGTGATTTTGTACTTCCGGCCATTCTCACCCTGGACGCGGACGATCTTCTTAGAACTTAGGTATGCACCCTCCGGCGTAAGGTCCAACTCGATACCGGAAGGGTCCTTCATGAGCCCGTTTGGGTCCCTTTCCAGGGACTCCAGAACGAGCGCGGCAATGTAGTCGCAGTAGATCATCATGGCAGTCAGAACGAAAAGTCGTGGTACTTCTCGCGCTCACCGAGGCGAAGGCCGCAGCCTTCCGACTTAACGAGGCGATTGGTCTCGGGGTTTATGAAGTGCTGGGCCCACTGTCCGTTCTTCATCTTGCGGAAGATCCGCTTGCAGTTGTCGGGGTTTTGTGTGTACTCGTATTGCTGCGACTCGCTCATGCCGTTGGAGTCAACGCGCTTGTAATCGTCGTCCTGCACGACAATGTAGCGCTTGGCCATATTGACCTCGACAACCGTGCAGGGGTTGCGATCGGTCCAGGAAAGCAAGGTTGCTGGCATACCAACGTAGGGCGCTGGCTCACCGACTGTCATGCGGCTGTAGAGGCTGTTTACAAGGCTTGCTGTTTGCATTTGGTTTCTCCTGTTTCTCACAGCGACTTGCTGTGGATAGGATTACAGCACAGTTTTTTATCCTCCTGGCTTATTTTCTTTATCCAGCCGACGAACGGTACGTTGCGCCCGAAGAGTGCCGACCATCAGCGCTGCCTTGGCCTGCAAATCCTGCTCCGTAATCCCGTAATGCTTGGGGAATCCCTTGGTTCCCAGGCCGTGTACGCCCGTCTTTCCCCTATGGTGCTCCGGGCACAAAGGGATGGCCTCGAAGTGCGTAGCCTTCTTGCCCATGCCAACCCCCGATCGAGGGTGATGGATCTCGGCCGGGGTCCCTGGTGTACCCAGGTGAGCGCAAAGGATGCAGCCGATCTCCGATAGGTCGTTGAGCCACTGCTTCTCGTTGTTGGTCATCGAATAGCCCTGTGTACGCGCTGATTGCGGCCGCTGTGGCCTTTTCTGCGCTCTCCGGTATCTTCAATCCAACCCTTGCGCATAAGCGGCGCTATGCGCGGCGTAACGGTCGGAGCCGCGTCGGCAGGGAAGTGCTGAAGGATCTGGTCCTTGATGCAGCCATCCTGGCCGTAGGACTGGATAACCTGTAGGACCTTAGACTCCATTGCATTTGGATCAAAAGACTTGGCAGCGTCGTGGCTCGTGTCGGGATCGGTCGATCTTGCGAAGGCCAGGGAAGATACGCCGAAAAGGTCCCGCTGCCTGCTGGCCACGCGCTTTTTGAGTGCCGCATTCCAGGCTGCCTGCCAGCAGTTTGCAAGCGTTTGGTCCTTAATGCCGGTGCTCTCGTACCATTCGCGGTAGGCGTCACGCATTGCGGGTGTATTGGCCCAGGTTCTCATATGCTTCATCCAGTTTTTGTTTGACGTTCGGTGGAATCTTGGGCAACGGCGCCCAAGCAATAAATACTTGGCTCCAGGTTCCAATGCAGGCAACGCCTGCCGGGTTAAGCAGCAGCATCTTCGAGCCAAGCGGGGGCGGGTCCTCTTCCGGATCTCGCCATTCGCAAATGCCTGCTACATGCTTCATAGCATTGCCCAGGCAAGCACCGCATACACCAAGCCGAATAAAGCACCGCCTAAAACGAGTGTTGTCGTGTCTGATTTCATGATCTCTCCTTGTTGAATGATGTCCCGCACTTACCGCACCACCACCATGTCCAGCCCCATCCGTTGTCGTGGAACTTTCCCTGGGTATGTCCTTCCTTTTCGCAGTCCTCGACCAATTGCCTCCTTGCTGGGTTGTAGACCTTCCGGTCGTACTCGGCCATGACCTCTTTCATCTTTTCCTGTCGCGCCTTGTCGATCTCATACCTGCGCGTCCATATGTTCTTATCGCTCATTTAATTCTTTCGGTAGTAGTAGGCCCAGGCCCCGCGATCCAGGCGCCGTTTGAACAGCGAGGTCTTGCTGATCAGCCCCCTTCCCTCGAGCGCCCTTATCATCTTCAGGGCGTTTTGCGGAGTGCAATTGAACTCGTCGGCCAAGTCTTGCAGCGACTTCCAATCCTTAAGTGCCTCAAGGTATGCAAGCTGCGTTGGCGTTAACGGCCTTGGCGCTACACGCTTGATGATCAGCTTGCCAAACTGCTTAACCGACTCCTCAAATTCTGGACGACCCGAGATCATTACCCCAGCCTTCTTGGCAAGCGCAAGAACCTCATGGCTGTTCATGGTTCTTATCCTTCAGTTTGCCAATCTCAGCGGCGGCTCTGACGATGGCGCGGCGAGTTGCGGCTTTTGGGTCATCGCCCTTTATCTCCCCGACCTCAATCATTGACGGGATATGCTGGGCGCATACATTTGCATACGGCACCTTCTCATCGGCAAATGTCCAGCCGTGATGAACGCCGATGTCTAAATCGACCATCAAGCGAAAAGCATCTTTGTCGTCGCGGAATGGGCTCCATATGGACGCGCCGGACTCCTTTCCGACCCACAAAAGACAGTTCGTCTTCGGCCTATACATGGTTGGCTCAACATACCCCGCCGCTTTTGCGGCATACCTCAACAGTTCTTCGTCCGTCATCCATTGCGCTCCTTTAGCTTGCGTAGTAGCTCAACGCGTTCCAAGTCCCACGCCTTTTGCTTTTGAGCCATAGTGCTGTTTGCCATATGGTCACACCGTTCAGCGTGAAGGAGTTGGGTTTCAATCATCTCGTCAATTAATTCAACCTCGCGCTCCGTCAGCCCAACCCATTGTTTCTTTGGCGGTGCGGTGTAGAGAGGTATGTCATCTTGATTGGGGCCGATCAGGTTGCCTTCTTCGTCAAATTTTGATGATTGATACCACCAAAGCTCCCCCTTGCCACCATCGGTAATCCACGCCACCGGTTCTTGCTCTGTCTCTAATGCTTCGTGCAACCGGCGCAGTTCGGCGGCTGCATCACCGCACAGGCCGTTTCGACTGAACTGTCGATCAAGTTCATCCAAAGCATCAGCCAGCCGCAGGGCTTTGGGTAGTGTGCTCATGTGTTCTTTTCCTCAAGGAAACTGTCTATGGCGTTTATAAGCTCCGCTCTGTCGGTGTATTTATCGTAGAACTCTTCTGCTTCATTTAGTGTCAGCCCAACCCATTGCTTCTTTTGTGGTGCGGTGTAGAGGGGGTTGCATTTAAATCCCATTTCATCCATATACCGTTTACTACGAGACACATCGCCGCCCTCTGATATCCACGCCACCGGTTCTTGCTCTGTCTCTAATGCTTGGCGCAGGGCTATCGCTGCTCTTAATTGGATGTCTGGGTTGTCTGACTCCAGCGCCTCAAGCGCCAGTTGCATAGCGCTCATGCTTGATCGTTGTCCAGCAGTTTCCACTCTTCGCCCTCCTTCACCGTCTTTTTTGCGTCGTTCATACCGGCCTGCCAGCCTGCGACAAAGGCCATGTAAAAGTGCCCCTTGGATTTGGGATTGAGCCCCTGGAGCCTTGCAAAGGCCTCCCAGTCGGTTTGCATGCTCATACCGTCACCTTCCCTTCGGTGCGCAAATTGGCCTGCTCTGAGCGCCATACATCCACCCTGGCCTGGGCGGCGATCAGCTTCCATCGAAGCTCCTCCTCGATCTCGACCGCGTCTCGGATACCTTTCAAAAGTTCGATGTATTCCGGGTGCGCGTAGGCGTCCCTTTCCTGGGCGTTAACGGTCGTCTCCAAGGACGTCTGCATGAGCAGGGCCTTCTTCGACTTGCGGAATTCTTCCAGATAGATCCTCTGGGCCTTAGCGTCAGCAAAGCGCCGACCGTGCGTGATGATGTAGTCGATCGCTTGATGCGGGTCGTGTTCAGTTTTCATAGATCCTCACTTTCACCATGCCTCCTATGGTTGCTCGGTAGATTCTTAGGTCATCGATCTGGCTATCGTCTTCCCATATGCCTGCGTAGGTCAGGGCGTCGAGCAAGCTTTTGAGGATGTTGTCCAGGTCGCGCTTTCTTTTGTCGGGTGGCCAAGCCTCGATCTCGACCCTCAAGCGGCCGGTATGCAGCTTGCGCTTAGTGGCAACGAGGCCTTGAACCGCGGTCCGGTATATCTGGCCTTCTTTAGCGATGTAAACGATCGTCGCGCCGCCCTTGTTCGCATGCCGCCAGTAGGTGTTCACCGTCGGCGGCCAGGGCAGTGAGACTTCAAAAGTCGGGGTTGAATCGGTAGGGGTTTGCACCGGCAGCCTCCACGAATTGTTGGGATTGAGCATGGAACCAGAGCCTCAATCGCGGCTCCGATTCACCGTTTCTTTGCTTCTCGCACAAGAGCATGGCGTCGGGCTCGTCCATCTGAACGGGCTGGCCAGCTTCTTGCAGTCGTTCTTTTTTCTTGTTGCGCCAGACCATCCAGACGTTATCCACTTGGTCGGCAATCGAGCCTGAGCCCTTCATGTCGACCTTTTGCGGGACCTGCTCGTCGGTCTGGCCCTTGCGTATGTGGTGAACGAGGTGGACATGCAGGCCGGTATCGCGTGCGAGGTTTGTGCAGTCCGAGACAAAGTCCTTTTGCGCATTGAAGTCGTCTTCGCCTGCAACGCACTTCATGAGCGAGTCAACGAAGTAATCCTGGATCTTGTACTGCGTTGCAGCAAAGTGCCCGACCCCGATGACCGCCTTGCGGTTGACCTCGCCCTGCTTGTCGTAAAACCAAAGCTTGTCGCCGACCCAGCGCGAGAACTCCTCGTACTGCTCCACCGTTGGAAACCTGGAGTTCGTGAACTGCCGGACCATTCTGGTTAGGGTCGTAACCGGCTTCATCTCAAAGCTTGCAATCAACGCCTTCCTGCCTTGGCTGATCAGGTGCAGCGCGATCATGCCGGTAATCAGCGACTTGCCTGAGCCATTGTTCCCGGCGTAGACCGTGACCTCGGCATCGCGAAAGGCAAAGCGATCCTTAAGCTTGGGCCAGGGCATGAGGACTGGCCTGGGAGGATCGGACCTCAGCAGTTGAATCGCCTCGCTGATCACGTCCTTGGCAGGCTTGACCGTGACGGCCGCCTCCATCTGGTGGTACCACTCCAGATAATCGACTTCGGGCATCGGATTCATGCGTCCACCTCCGAGTCCCAAATCAGCGCAGGAGACGTTTCTTCGTAGGTGGCAATGATTCGGGCCGCGCCACAAAGCTTGAGCGCCTCCACGGCCTTAAAAACCGCCTCGGAATCGATTCCCTGAACGTAAACCCTTAGGCCTCGGGCCCAGCGATAGTCGCGATCGGAGGGGGAAGAGACCACGACCGGGATCGGCAGGGTCGGATCGGGAAGGCCAGAGAAGTCCACAAACACGGCGCGGGGCGGGGCCTTTTTAAGCTGGCAAGCAATCACGAATTCATGGCCCTTCATAACGCACCTGCAAATTGGTCGTCAAGACTGCTTCCGAACTCTTGCTTATCCCATTCGGCTTTGTAGGTGGTCCAGCCACGCTCACAAACGATACGGATCGCATCAGGGACGGTCCTGCCTTTAGCCAAAGCCTCCCGCTCAATACCAGCCATTGAAAGCTTGGTGATGGGAGCCTTCTTGGCCCTGCGAACCAGGATGAAAGCCTGCCAAGCCTCGTCGGTTACCCCCTCCGGCTTATCGACTTGTACGAAAGAGCTTTTATTTGGTTCTTGGTTCTGGTTCTGGTTATTGGTTGCTATTGGGGTAGCATTGCCCTCCCCAATACCCACCCCATTACCCTCCCTATTGGGTAGGCCATTGCCACCCTTTTGCTTGGCCTTATCCCACCTAACTTTTGCACCCTTAACACCGCCAAGCTTTTGCTTAATGAACGAAGCAATCTCCTTGTCGCAGCGCTTGTTCGTGTAGCTGCCGTCTTGCAAAACAAAAAACTCCTCGAGCAGGCCGCGGACCTCCTCGACTGCTGCTGGCATACGGATTAACCGAGCCACCTTGGCTGCATCGCTTGGCAACGGCTTTTGGTTGATGTAGTACAGGTCGAGCATGCGCCTGTAAGCAAGATCCTCGGTGTCGCTGAGGTGCGCAGTGTGGGTCTGATAATCCCCCACATGAAATGGATAGTAGTGCATTCAACCCTCGTCAAAGGCTTGTAATCGTCACTGAAGCTGGGCCGTGGCAGGGGGGTGACGAATCCCCTCTTCGGTAGCTAACCTAGCCATGCCCTTTGAATGGTACTTAGTGTGTCGTTGGTTTGCAATCGGTCAAAGCGACTCGGATTGCGTCGCTAATAGTGCTGACGATCTCCTCTAAACCCTTGTAACCACGGCGCTCGTACTCTTGCGTGCAATTTATCAACAGCATGTTCAAGGCCGAATATTGAAAAACCATAGCTGCAAAATCGTCGCTCGTTGCCTTCGAAAGCTTTTCAATGTTCTCGAGCGTGCGGTCGATAAGCACATCGGCGTACTGAACCACCTGCTGGTACTTCGCTTCTAAATTTTCAGCGGCCATACAACCCCCTTCTCGTGTAGCCGCGGCATGAGCATCATGAGCCGATGCAGCGGGATCTTCCCCGTTTTGATGTAGTGGTGGACCGTGCTTGGAGCCACCCCCAGGTACCGAGCGACTGCCCTGGTACCGCCTAGCGTTTTGATCATCTCTCTTGTATCCATGGCGTTAGAGTAACCGAACAAAGAGGGTTACGCAACCCAGGGTTTCAACGGTTGCGAATAAAGGCGAACATAGGGGCGGACAGGGGGCGGACAGGGTGGGGAGTATTAGGAGATCAATGTTCTAAACTGGATCATGACTTCTCCTATGAGAGACCGGCTAAAAGCGCATAATCGCAGTGGATTTGGCCTGAACAATGCGCGACTTTTCGGACCGGACTTTCTCGTTAGTGTCCACTGGCGTCCAATAGCGTCCACCGCAACCCAGGGTTACAACACCGCTTGACAAGGGTGTTCGATATATCTAACATCTTCGATACGGCGTTTTGCCGTGAGAAAAGGAGAAACGATGGAAGACGATTTTTGGTACCAGCAGCAAATGGAAGAACGTGAGCAACGATTGGAAGACGCTTACGAACGTGCCCGAGCAGGTCTTGCAGATGAAGAAGACTGGGCTGTTTTGCGTTACGAACTTGGACTACGAAAGGAAAGAGATGCTACTCAAAGCTGAAGCTAATACCGGTTTTACACCCACCCCTCCAGGCGTCTACATGGGACGCTGCTACCGGATCATTGATCTCGGCACGCAAGAAACGACTTGGCAGGGCAAGATCAAACACCAGCGCAAGGTCCTGCTGTCCTGGGAGATCCATGGCGAGGACGATACTGGCAAACCCCTTTTAACGGACGATGGCAGGCCTTTGATGGCCAGCAAGCGGTTTACTGCCAGCCTCGGCGAAAAAGCGGCTCTACGGGCCTTTCTTGAGTCCTGGAGGGGCAGGCCCTTTAGCGACGCCGAACTGAATGGCTTTGCTATCAAGTCGCTGCTTGGCCAGTGGGGCATGATCAACATCACCCAAGAGACTCGAGACGGCAAGACCTACTCGAACGTCGCAACCGTCATGCCGCTGCCACCAGCGCTTCGCAAGGTCCTGCCTGCTGGCCATAACGCACTCGGGATCTTCTCGATGGACCAGTTCGAGCCCGACATGATGGACCTCTTCAACAGCTTCGGCAAAGGCCTCCAGGACGTCATCAAGGCTTCGCCCGAGTGGGCCGCCTTGCATGAGCTTCCTGCTAAGCAGGCTACGTCTCTTGCTGATACTGACGACGACATTCCGTTTTAATTTTAATTAAGGAAGACACATGGAAACCAAAATTATTCCTGCGGGTAGCCGCTTAGCCGAAAAGCATCTGATGATCGCTTATCAGCGCGGTGATGTAATGGCCGTACCAAGCTTTAAGAAAGCTGATGTTTACGTCCTTCCCGGCCACATTGAGACGAGCGCTGAAGAGCTTGTATTCAACGGGTTTACCCCGAAGGTCACGCCCCTTTGGTCGCGCTTTTGGGTCGAGGTGCAGTCATGAAAAAGCGCAAACCCATGAGCGAAGAGTCAAAGGCCAGGATCAGGGAAGGCGCTAAAAAGCGCTGGGCCGAATATCGGAGGATGAAAGAGTCTAAGACGACCATTCCCTACGAATTGTTCAAGCAGGCCCAAAACTTGGCCGCGGGGAAAAAGGAGGAGCCTGTGGCTTACATGCTGAAGGCCCCCGGTGGCGATCAGTTCCTGGTTACGAAGATCGGCGAACATTTCCGTAATTTCTTGAAAGACAATGGCTTTGAGATTTGGGCCGTCAGTCTGTCGAAAAAGCTATGATCATCAATACCAAGACGGCCGAGTCTGGCCACTGGTATACCAAGGAGGGTAAGCCTGCTTACACCATTGTCGGGAGTAACGGCAAGGTGCGCAACACGACCCTCCGGGATGCCAAAAAGCTCAAGCTTTTGCCCTCAGTCACGACGGTCATGTCGGTGGCTGCAAAGCCTGGATTGGAGGCCTGGAAGCAACAGCAGTTGCTTTTAGCGTCTCTTACCCTACCCAAGGGTGAGCAGGAGAGCCTCGAGGACTATGCCAAGCGAGTGCTCGAGGACTCCCGCAAGCAAACCAGGGATGCAGCCGACCGAGGTACGGCCATTCACGCTGAGATACAGGCCTTCTACGAGGGCGATCTCGAGAAGATGAATGTTCCATATGTCCGCAGGGCGGTTGGCGCCATACAGAGCCATTTTGGGGACCGGACGTGGATCTCTGAGGCGTCATTCGCTGCAACCCATGGCTACGGCGGGAAGGTCGATCTGCACTGCCATGACACGGTCATCGACATCAAGACCAAGGAGTTCGCTCCGGGCGACAAGGTGGCGCTGTTTGATGACCATTACATGCAGTTAGCGGCCTATGCGGTGGGGCTCAAGATCCACCCGCCCCGGTGCGCAAACGTGTTCGTTTCGGTTATCGACCCTCACCCAGTCATTGTCCTGGAGCACGACCCCAAGGACATCCAGAGGGGCTGGGAAATGTTCCTGGCACTGCTTAACTTTTGGAAAATAAGGAGCAACGTATGAGCATGGAAGAGAAGGTGGTGCGAAGCATCACGAAGACGCTGGATCAAATGAATATGGCCTATTTGGTATGCGGCGAACACGGTGAACTTATCAGCAACGACTTTCCAATTGAGGCGCTTATAAGGGCGCTTAAGGCCATGGAAGCCGATTTTGAAATTAGGTACCAAGGAGAGCATTACATCAACAAAGAGCGGTTTGGCCGCAATATGATTTACAAGGAATTGATTGACGTCTTCGCCGAAATCAAGCCTGGGGAAATGATCATGGTCAAAATCCCTGAGCACTTGGATTTTGAAAAGGCCAAGGCAAGTATCGTCAATCACTTTAGGCGCCGTTTTCACCCCACGGTAAACACGCACAAGGTAGGCAACTCGCCAGACGATCGCCGATTGCAGGTTTATGTTGCGCCAATAATCACCGAGGAGGAAAAGCCCCTCACCAAGTTCCAGGAGTTCATGGAGGAGCTTAAGCCATAGCCATTCATCGGTCTGACGAACGGTAGCTGTTTTAGGGGGTTTATCCCCCTTTTTCATTTGACAGGTGGATAAATAAAGAGTCAAATACACCTACTGCGACGTGCAGTGAGAAACCGGAGAAACAGTATGAAAAACGAAGCAGCAGTAATCGAAGCAGCAAGCATCGATCAACTCGGTGCCCTCTTGGCTCAGATCGCCGACCTGCAAAAGCAAGCCGATGCAATCAAGGACGCAATCAAGGATTCGGCCTCGGCAGGTGGTGCTAAGTCGATCGAGGGTAGCCTCTTCAAGGCAACCTACATTGAGTCCGACCGCTCGGTGTTTGACAAGGCAGCCTTCGTTAAGGCTTTTGGTACCGAAGTGTACGAGCACTTCACCAAGACGACCGCCGTGTTCTCGGTCAAAGTCACCAGCCGCTAACCAGGATATTCACATGAAAAAAATCGCGCCAAAATCTTTGTATATCGGCCAACTGGTCGTTCTCAACAAGCACACTGAGGCTCAGGTCTACACGATTGCCGAGATCGAAGACTTTACGGTCACGCTTATGTGGTACGAGGGCAAGCGGCTTTGCGTGAATGTATGGGACTCAAGCCGCTTTTTTTACCCGGACCTCGAGCAGATCGAGTACAGCATCAACAGCAACGGCCGTCTCGCTACCGTCCGTGACCGCATGGAAGCACGTTTAACAGCTTAATAACCGGGGGCTTCGGCCCCCTAACTAGGAGAACATCATGGAAGAGTTTCAAGCAATGGATAACGTCATAAGCCGCTTCTTCGGCAACACCACAACGCAAAGCAGAAAGCGCGAACCACGGGCGATGTACACGTCAATGTCGGTGCATAACATTGTGTCGGTCATCATTTCAAAGCCGGAGCTACTTGAGAAAGCAGACTGCCAAACCATGGACATTACCTTCGTTGCGGAGAATGGCGAACGGGTCCGAATCGTGATATTCGGCGACAACATCGACGTCGTAAGGAGTGAAAATGAAGATCCAAGTGCGGCATGACCCAACCCCCCTGGACACGCGCTCGTATGACTGGCGTGCTGTTCAGGATGGTTACCAACAGGGTGATCGGATCGGCTGGGGGCGGACCAAGCTCCAGGCCATTCGAGACCTGCTTATCCAACTTGAGATGGACCCCGACACAAAGGTGTCGGTTAAGGAGATAAAGACATGAGCATGCCAGAGATCGTAAAGCGCACGATTCAGCAAGCCATCAAACTGCTTGATGCGTCAGGCGTTAAGTACAAAATTATTGACCTGGACGGGAATGAATTTGGTACGTTGACTGTTTCCAACCCTAAAAAGACAAACAAAAACTATGTACATCCGCCGGGAACGATGTTTCGTTACTACCATCCTTTAATAAAAAACATGCAGGTCGGTGATGTTGTGGTTATTGAGTCAGGTGAGTTTGCCCCCAAAAGCCTTCAAGGGGCGCTCACTTCATGGGCTACGGCACAGTGGGGAAAAGGGTCCTACAAGACCTGCATCATTGAGTCCAATATTGAAATTCTTCGCTGTGCATAGGAGGGATCATGGGAGAAATGAACCCCGGCCTTCGCGTGCGTGTCGGTAAGAAGCTTGGCATTCTTGAACACCTTCACCCCGACGGGACCTGCGCAATCCGATTGATTACCGAAAACGAGTGGCCGTTTCCCGAGTGGGTTTACGTCCACCAGTCGCAAGTTAAACGAGCCTACCAACCAAAAAGGAACCTAGATGAGTACGAAGAAGCCCCCTACTGACCGGTTCGATATGTTCGCCGCTGCTGCCCTTCAAGGTTTGCTTGCCGGTGGCATATCGAACTACAACAAACCCGACGGCAGCCCGATTGCCAGTCGAGCAGACCTTGCCGAAGTTTGCTTTTCCTACGCGAAATTTATGGTGGAACATGATCCAGATCAACTCAAATAGCAAGCAGGTGATTCTCGAGACCGAGACCTTCCCGGTCCAGTTCTTCGGGGGCTGGGACGAGGTCAACGAGTTCATCGACGCCCTTCAGAAAGTAGCCATGGAGACCTTTGGCAAGCCCTGGGAGAGCAATCATGGATGAACGGATATACGACTCCAGACCGAACGTGGTCGACCGCTGGAGGCAGTTTCCGCAGCCCCACGACCCCAAGCGAACTGAACCTCTTGTTTCACCGAACTTCACCCCACCATCGGAGGACCCGTACTATGTCAACAAATGGACAAAATTCCGCGAAGAAAACGCGACGGGCGCGTGGTTTGAGCGGCAGAGAATTGATCGACAACGTAGCGAAAGCGGAGCTATGGAGACTGAGGCAGATCGAGGTGATGTACTTCGCCCTGCAAATGGCGATCGTCGAGAAGACCGAGCTAAAAGACCGCATCGAAAAGCTTCAACCCGACCATCCGATGGAGCTTGATCACATTATTCAGGACTACATAAGCGAACGGGTCTCGAGAGTCGCGCATTGAAGGATTACGACCCCTTTCCCGAGATTACAAAGGCGTACCAGGAAGCCAAGCTTGCCGTGCAAAAGAACACCGACGTGGACTATGCACTACGCAAGCTTGCCCTAGTCGTGCTCGAACTTCGACTGCAAAAACAGAAAGAGAAAACGAAATGATGATTACCGTCGGGATGTTCACCCGATCCTCGAGGGAGTGGTCGCTACTGACCGGCGTCCCCAGGACAACGATTGAGTACAGGGTCAATGCAGGCTGGGAGCCCGACCGACTCTTCGTTCGCAAGGACTGGGTACTCGAGGGCAATAAGCGCTGCACAAAGTGCCATGCCGTCAAACCCATCAAGGAGTTCTACAAGCGATCCGGCCGCCCAGGCCATTTAGCACACTGTAAGGAGTGCAGAAAGCATTATGGAAAAGTACGTTATCAGCAACGGGTATGAGGGGCTAGGCGACCGCCTGCAATGCCTATCTTACTGCCTGGATTTCGCGCTCAAGCATAACCGCATACTCAAGGTTAACTGGCGCGACAAGGTGTGGGGCCACTGGTTTTATTCTTACTTCCACCTCGTGGATGTCCCGTATACGGATGAAAAAATATCGCTTACCGGCAAGTCAGTATGGCCACCTATCTGGGAGGCTTTGGGCGATAAAAGCTCAGACGACTGGGTATATGACATCAAGGAGGAAAAGCTTTCGCCAAGCGCTTATGACGTGATCGTGCACTCTGGTATTGGCTTCAGGGTTTGGAACATGCCACTGCTTTCAAGGCACCTACGGGTCAGTTTTGAGATTGCAAACAAAGTCAAAAAGCATGACGTAGTTGTGCATTTGCGAGGGACCGACCGATACAACGAAGGATCAAGCCTGTTTGATCTTTACGGCGAATCGGGCGACGCTTATGTCATAACCGATGACGCAAGACTTGCCCAGCAATGGGCCGAAATCAGCCCAGAATCGACGATCTCATGCGTAGGCATAGAAGGACATCGACCGGTCCACAAAACAAATCCAGAGAATACTTATGACCGCAATTCGAAAGCTATTGTTGACTTCATGACGATTGCCATAGCAGGCGAGGCTTATTCCAACAACCCGGAGAGCTTGTTCTTCAAAATGGCAAGGAGCCTTGGAACCCCGGAGCTTATGCTTACGCCCGCTCCGGAGGAAAAGACCAAGAGGGTCCGATACTTTATTCGGGGAGCGTGATTGTCCGCTGGGGCTTATAGCGATCGTAAAGGTCAGTCAGAAACGGAACCGCCGCGGTCGTTGCAAGCCCAACCCCTCGCGTTAAGGGGTGGGGCACCAAGCCTGCAACGCCACCAAGGGCGCCGATCGCACTTAAAGCTGCGCCGGGCATATCGCCTTGCATGTACCGGTCATAGGCGTCATAGGCCGAATAGCCTGCTCCTGCGCCGCCTAGAGTGCCTAATGCCGAGCCTTTGAATAACCCTGTCATCCTGCCGCCGGGACGCTCTACACGCTCAACGGGCAAGCCTTGACGAACCTCTCCCACGACGGGAGCATTCTTGGCGCGATCAATAAGCCGCTGGGAAAGCTGAGGGGACTCGTCAGGACCCGCAATCCCGTAAAGCTTGGCCATCCTTCCTGAGATTCTACCTTGAGGCATAGCCCTTCGGTAATCGGTAGCTGCCTCAGAGACGGTTCCGACTCCAGGCTTTACATAGCCCGTGACCTTGCTGGCCCACTTTTCACCGGGGGTCATGCCTTGGGTTAGCTTTGCGAGATTCTGGTCCCTAGCGGCCCTCTGAGCCTCTTGGAAGGCATCAAAGCGCCTTTGCTGCATGCCACGCCTAAGATCCGCTCCAGCGCCGCTTAAAAGGGCTCCAGCAGGCGCTCCTACCGCGGCAGACATGGCACGGCCAATGGCAGGGTCGTCGGGTTGATTGATCTGCATTTGATCGATCTGTTGGGCCAGCCTTCTTGCTTCAAGAGCCGCTTCGCTTTCGGCAGGTTCGCCTTCTTGGCTTGGCTGCGCGGCCGGTATGACACCGCCTTCAAGCTGCATCTTAAGCCTTCGTGCTTGGCCAACAGCGTCGAACGGATAAATCGCATTGACTTGGTCGGCATAGTCCATGTTGGGCGGGTTGTCCATCTTGGCAAACCTTGGTCCGCCGTTATAACCGACCAAAGCTTTTCGGACGTCGCCGCCAGTAAGGTCGAGCATTTCCTTGAGGTACATGACCCCGCCACGGATGTTGTCGTCCATTTTCTTTGGGTTCACGCCTAGACCCTTAGCGGTGGCAGGCATAAGCTGCATGACGCCAATAGCGCCCTTATTGCTTTTCTGGGCCTGGGAGAATCCAGACTCGACTTGAGCAACAGCAAGGGCTAGTTGCGGATCAACGCCCTCCTGCTCAGCGGCCTTGATGACTTTATCGGCTATACGACGCTGGGACTCGTTAAGCTTTTCAAGATCGACCATTTAGACCCCCGCCACTTTTCTAGCCTCAGCAAGCTTACCCCTCATTTCCGGGAAGAACTCGCGCATCGAGCCATCGAGTGCATTGACGTAATTTGCACGAATGCGCTTGTACTCATCCGAGTCGTACATTTGCCTTGGGTCGTACTGCTTGGCCTCGGAGCGCCTTCTCAAAAGGTCCCCAACCTGCTTGTCGAACTTGGCCATTTCTTGAAGGGCCAGGGTCTTCACAAGGTAGGCCTTGATCGGATCATTGGAAAGGCTTGGTAAAAGCTGGCCAAACAAGACACGCTCGTAGTTCGATACTTGACCCTCGCCCTTGCGCTCTGCCTTATTCAGCAGAGAATCTAGCCTACGCTCAGATTGCAAGAGCAATGACGCTGCATCCAAGCCTTGCTGTTGCAAGTATTTTTGAGCTTCATCGTTTGAAATCCCGCGCTCTTTTGCAACCCTGGCGACCATTTCAGGATTGGCTCGTACCAACCGCCTCATGCCGTCCTCAAAGCCTCCGATGGTGACGTTCGTGCCACCAACACGGATGCCCTCCTTAATGAATTGCGCAAGGGCATACTGACCTCCAGGCTTATTGAAGATCCCAACCGCATAGGGATATGCCGAGGCCAGTTGCATCATTTGCTTGGCTTCTTGCTGGAGGGAATCAGCCTTGTCGTAACGAGTGAGAATCGGCCCACGAGCTTCCTTAACTTCCCCCGTTAGCATCGAGATATTCTCTTCGGTCTGCTTGGACTCTGCCTTTTGGCGCTGCTCCCTTTCGGACGCGGTCTCAAATGGTTTCCCGGCTCCTTGCGCAGGAGCGGCTTGCGCAGGTGCCTCTGAAGCTGGTTGCATAGCAGATTGCTGAGCAGGTGGCGAATCGAGCGGCCTTGGTGGCGCTATCGCCCCTATCCTCTCGCCAAGTCCTGGGATCTTGCCAACGATGAACTTAGCGGCCTCTGTCTGACCGCCCCTGTTCATAATCTCGTCGTACTTCATCCAGTCGCCAAGGGGCATCTTGATGTCGCCGCTAAAGTTGCCAAGGTTCAATTGGCGCTCAATTGGCTTGGCAAGTTCCGCGGGGTTATAAATTCGCTCACCGGTTCCCGGTACATAAAAAGATCCATCGCCTCCAGGCAAGAAGTTCTTGCGATAGTCTTCTCGAGCCTGCATAACTTGGTTATAAAGCTTTTCGCCAGCAGGGCCGAGCGGTCTTGTAATCGCTAAAAGCTGCTCGGGGTCCATGGCCATTAAACGACGCGCCTGCGGGTTACCAACCGCGGCTTCGGCAGAGGCGCCTGATCCAGGTGCGGCTTGCACATTAGCCCCAGGCGCCCCGATGCCGAGCATGGTTGCAATTCGTTCAGCCTCTTCTTGTTGGGCCATAGCAAGACGATTAGCGGCCAGTTCGGTCCGCATCTTCATCATGGTAGGAAGATTTTTCTCTTGCTCACCACGCTGCCTCGAGGCCTCTGCGCCTAAGTTTGCAAGAGCACTACCGATTGATCCAGTGCCGGTAGGCTGGCCAAAGGCGAAGAGCAGGCGGGATATGTCGTAGCCCTCGCCACTAATTCGGCGCTCGAGCGCGGTAATCATGTCTTGCGTGGCTTTTAGGTAGTCCTGCTTTGCAGCACCAAGACCGCCGGGAGCGGCCTGCCCTAATCCACTTGGACGCGGAAAATTGACTGGAATCTGGAAATTGTCACTCTTGATCCCAGTGCCGCCACCGAGAGCGCCTTCCATGGTGTCCTCGCCCATCATGGCGCCTAATCCACCCATATTCATATCAAGGGCCATTACTATCTCCGATTAAGATCAGCCACCTGGATTGCTGTTAAACAATCTTCCAAGAGCGTCTACCGCCTTGGAGCCTGCGTTAATAATTCCTTCGATCGCCGATGCACCCGTGCCGCCAGTACCCGTTGGTGCAAACAAACCTGCAAGCGTACTGACCTGCTGCAATCCCGACGGGCTGTACTGAAGACCGGCAAGCGGACCTTCATAGGTCGACGAGGTGTCAGTAGGCATCGTGTAGCCCCTCATAAGACCTGAGACGGCCTGCGCAGTCTGCAAGGGGAAGTTCTCTTCACCCTGAGCGATCGCTTGCTGCTGGGCCCCTAATGAGGCCAGATTCTGCAATTCTGCAATATTGGTACCGGATGCAATCTGACCGAGCGCACCCATGGCCTGAGCACCTTGCAAGTAACGGCCAAGATCACTCGATGCCAGCTTGGAAGCCATATCATAGCCCTGGGACAAAGCACCGGACTGAGCACCGAGAATATCCCGAAGGGCCTCGCGTTTAGCAATACCTTCCTGCTGAAGACCGCGCTTGCCACCAAATCCGCCAGTCCCAACGCCAAGGCCACCCATTCCAGGCATGGCCTCTTGCATTTGGCGCTGACCTAGTCGATTAATCTCCGACACGACGTCCTTGATGTAGGGGTTCATATAACCCCCGCCCATCGTGGTCGTCTCGCCCGTTACAGGATCGGTGTAGTCATAGCCCTGCAATTGCTGAGCGGTTGTAGCACCACCGGCCTGACCAAACCTCGAGGCGGCGTCCAAGTATCCCTGGCCACCAAACATGCGATTCTTGGCTTCATCAAAGGCCGTGGTTTGCAGTTCTTGTTGCCCGGCGTATTGAGGGCCCTCGGTACCAAGAAAGCTCTCGCCAGCACTGCCAAGCTTCTTGAGGTAGTCGGTATAAAACCCAGGCGCCGTAGTCGACTGGGCTTGTTTGATATTGACGGGCGGTGGCGCTGAGCCTTGGGTCCAATCGAATGGCATGATTACCTCGCGCTTTCTTTCAAGTATGCCAAGGGTGACTTAGCCTTTGGCGGAATTTTATTGACCGGTGCGGCACGCTTATGTTTACGGATTGCCTCACGCATCTTGTCGAGCTTTGCGGCGCCTTCCTTCGAAGAGCCGTCACCAAGTGCAGCAACAATATCGGCGTCCATCACATACTCGCCATCCGCTAACAGTGCGGGAATAAGGTCATCCTGACCGCCACCGGCACCGCCAACCGCATAACCCTGCATTCTCCTCGAATCCGGGGTGCCTGCAAAGCCATTGGTCTCGGCCATTTTCATCAATCCGCCCATGGCCTTTTGCTGGGGCTTTTCAGGTTGGCCGCCGGTCCTTGGCTGCTCACCCAAAAGCTCGTCAGCATCGACCTGCTCAAGCGCCCCCTTAACAGTCGTGGAGGGCTCCATCGCTCTTTGATCCTCTTCGGATAAGTCGACCTTCGCGTTGGCAGCAATTTGCGAGATCAGCTTCTTGCTGATGCCCATCCTCATGAGGGTTTGTACCAAGCTCTCGGGGAGGTTGGAGATTGTCTTCTCTTTCATAACCGGCGCCGCCGCTAAAAAGGTTGGTGATAACGATGGGATGTTCTTAAAGCCTGCGTTGCCCGATACAGAGCCCGATGGGTAGTAACGACTTCCGCCGCCGCCATCTCCGGCGCCTCCTGAACCGCTACCAGACCCACTTCCGGAACCGCTGCCAGACCCCGATCCGCTGCCCGAACCGCTTCCTGAGCCCGATCCAGAGCCAGAGCCTGAACCGCTGCCCGACCCAGACCCACTTCCCGACCCTGAACCAGATCCGGAGCCAGACCCCGATCCGGAGCCGCTGCCGGAACCAGAGCCCGAACCTGATCCTGAACCCGAACCCGATCCTGAACCCGAACCCGATCCTGAACCCGAACCAGACCCACTACCTGAACCCGAACCAGACCCACTACCTGAGCCCGATCCGGAGCCCGAACCGGAGCCCGAACCGGAGCCCGAACCGGAGCCCGAGCCACTGCCTGAACCCGAACCGGAACCAGAGCCTGAACCACTACCCGACCCGCTACCAGATCCACTACCTGAACCTGAGCCTGAACCAGAACCGCTGCCCGAGCCTGAGCCCGAACCGCTGCCCGAGCCCGAACCACTTCCTGAACCACTTCCTGATCCAGAGCCCGACCCAGAGCCGCTACCAGTTCCTGTACCTGTATCTGTTCCAGTTCCCTCAGTCGGCTTTTCGGCTTCGCCGGTCTTAGTTTCACCAGCCTCGCCGGTCTTAGTTTCGCCGCCGGTTTCGGCATCGACCTTAACAGCGCCGTCCGTGCCGCCGGATGTAACTCCGCCGCTTCCGTCCGTAGCATCGCCACCCGCCGGACCGCCCGTTGGGGTACCTGTAGGACCGCCTGTCGGGGTACCCGTTGGGCCACCCGTTGGGGTACCTGTAGGACCGCCTGTCGGAGTGCCCGTTGGGTCACCTGTCGGGCTACCAGCAGTGCCGCCGCGAACGAGATTGCCGTCCTTGTCGAATGTAAACGAGCCGAGGATGTTGTTAATCCTCTCGTCGCTAAGCCCACCAGCGCGACCAAGCTTAGCTATCTCGTTGCGATTGAAGACGGCGTTGGGATTATCGGCAAAGGTTTTGCCTACCGAAGCCTTTAAGGCGTCGTCAGACTGACCTGCAAGGTTTTGACCTTGCGGCTTTTGCGGACCCTCAACTTGACCTTGTTTCGCATCTTGATCCTGCTGAGATATGGGGCCGGTGATCTTTCCAATTTGGGCATCTATGCCACCGCTGCCCCCGCCACCTCCGCTACCACCACTACCGCCGCCACTACCGCCGCTTTCACCACCAGCGCCACCCTGTGAAGACAATCCGCCCTGGACTTGTTCACTGCTGGAGGTTTCCCCACCAGCAAGGCCGCCCCCAGGTTTTTCTGGGCCGGTGGTCTTTACCTCTTTTGGCTTCTCAATCCATGGGTAATCGTCAATCGGGACGTCTTCAAACTCCCGATATTTCGTAAACGGCCTGTCAACCACCGTGTCAGTGGCAAATTCGTTGTAAGGCGTGAAGGGGCGATCAGCCGTCTTGGTGAGGTCGAATTCGTTGTAAGACGTAAAGGGCTTATCAAGCTTTGTGGACGATACGGTTAACGCTGGCGTCTTATCGGCATACAAGGGCTTGGTCTCATACTTTCCAATATCCTTTTGGAAGTCCTTGATGTAAGCCTGCTTATCAGCCTCGGTCCAATCAGAAACCGGTTTATTCGCATAATCAGGGACCGTGGTTGCGTAGTCCATAGTCCACGGAATATCAGCGCCAGGATTTTGTGCTTTTTGAAGGGCGGACCACAAGGCCGCGCCATGCGCACCAAGCACACTAGCGGCCGCTATACCTTGCTGAATGGCTGGTATCCCAAGAAGCGGGAGCGCAGCAACCTGCTCCCCTTTGGTTAAATCCAAGCCGCCTGCAAGGTCCAAGCCGCCAGCGCTTGCAATACTCGAAGCAAGATCCGAAGATATATCCGGATTGACATCGGAAGCCAAAGACAGTCCACCGGTCGCAGGAATTTGCGTCCCAGGCCCGCCAGTGACGTTGTACTCGTCAATAATATTTCGGCCTCCCATTGCGGAAGCCACGCCCTTCATTCCGGCGGCAATAATGTCATAGGGGTTATCAGACTTTGCCGCGGTATAGGCCACGTTAAGTGCAGACCTAACGATCCCTGGATCAAGATTTAGCGAAGAAGCAATATTCCCAGCAGCCATATCGAGGCCGGTGCTTACCCCGTAGGAGGTAACGGCATTTTTGATAAGACTTTCTACATCGGCGCCGCCCATGGCTCGTAAGGCTGTCGATATACCTGCCGCTTGCAAGGGAGACAAACCGAGACCCGCTGCGCCACCGGTGACGACCATGGCGCCAAAATTAAGCAAGGGAGCGATTGACTTTTGAAACGAGCCTCGTTGATCTTGGCGAAGCTGAACGTCCAAAATGTTGCCGTCCTTGTCGACCGTAACCTCCTGGCCAAGGAGCGTCCCCTTGTTGCCGATGTCATGGGCATTCAGAAAGGCCGAATAGGTACCCGTATCTTCATAGATCGGATTGCCTTCGTTATCGGTGCCGACCTGCTTTCTTATCGGCGAAAATACCGAAGATGAGGTGGGCATAAGACCGCCCTCGCCCTCAAAGTAAGTCGGGTTTAGTGCGCTGTTAAGCTGGGTTGCAAGGTCCCCGGAAATGGTTTTACCAATCAACCCTTGGCCTTGCGCATAAAGTTGGTTGGCTATGTTTTGTGCATTAGCCGCATTGGTTGCGTCTTTGTTATACCCAAGGGCAAGCTGGTCAACCCCTACAAGATTTTGCATACCCGGAATGGTTGAGCCAGCAACAGAAAGCCCTCCCGATACCGTATCCTGACCAAGCGTTCTATTGGCCACCTCCCCAAGAACGTCCTGGGTTATGCTCGACAGTCCGCCAGCAGTCGAAGTATCAGGCTGTGAGACCGGAGCTAGTCCACCGGTCGGCTCTTTATAGGTGAGCCCAGCATTGCCGAAGTAACTGGAAACGTCGCCAGCCGTAAGGTTTGGGTTAACTGTTTGTGCAGCCCTCAAAATATCTGCTGAAGACAGCCCAAGCTCCTGACCGCGGGTGGCCACCACGTTCGGATCATTAAGGTTGGCAAGAATGAACTCGCCTGCTTGTCTGTACTGGTCTTCAGTAAAGGCCATGTCAGTTCACCGCGTTATTGAAAGCGAAGGCCCAATCTTGCCATCGGTCGAACCCGTGCGGGGTCGGTACGCCATAGTTTGAGAACAAAGCGATCGAGCAGATCGAAAGCGCAAAGTCCTTCCAGTTCTCTTCGGGTACCGGCCACATAAGCTGCTGGGCCTCGTACTTTTCCGCGATGAGCGCGTTCCAGTAGGACCATTCCATGTTTCGGGGGTCGTAGATCTGCGTCATGGCGTGTAACCCCTGACATCGCCCATGTCGAGCGACAAGAGAATGCGGCCCATTTGATAGTCCCCGCCGATGATATTGGACTCAAACTTGAGCCTCAGTTCCCGGCGCTGCTCTTTTAAGTCGATCTTAGTCGTGTTTGCATCAAACGTATAAGGGCCGGTTGTAACGTCGGCTGCCTGCGCGTAAGGACGCCCAATGATGTACATGGTCATCTCTTGGTCTTGCAGGAAGTCAGGCTCCACGCGCTCTAGGCGGGACCAGAAATTGTCACCGATCGGAACCTCTTGCGCAGGGTTGCCAGTCACCCAGGACAGGTCGTGCGTCGTGAAATATGAGTCGATGGCAGATACCGAAGGACCGTCCACAACATCCACGCCGACCTCATGCTGCCAAAGCTTGGTATAGCCGCCGCCAATATCTTCGGTGCCTCCGGCGACCGGATACTTGAAAACCTGGGAGAAGTAGCCCGAGGAGCGTTGAGCATGAATGCTTTGGCCTGCGTCGTACCACGTCTTTTCGCGGACGTTGTAAATAATCGCATCGGTACATTCGGTGGCCGATCCTCGAGGGTAGAACCACCAGATCTCGCCATAGCGAGGCACCTTCCAGGCCCAAACCTTCTGCCGCTGGGTGTAGTTCAGATTGTCGAAGAACCAGTTTTGGTTCATCGGGTTCGGGATCTCTTGGACGACGCCGTTATACATCAAGAAGCGATCAACCCCGCACCAGTAATAAATCCCGTCGTACTCGATAACACCCGAAGACGATAGGATCGAAGACTGCGAAGTAATAATGTCGTAGCGCCAGTAATCCGGAGCACCGATATAAGAGACGCGAATCAGCGAATCAAGCGACCAAAATAAGCCGGAGGGAGCGTTCGTACCGCCTCGCACCGGAAGGCCCTTGACGATCTTGCCCGTAGCGACGTTGACCTCGTTGGCGTCGGCTGAGTTCCAGTCCAGGGGATTCCCCTTGGAATTGTTCTTAATCAGGCCCGAGTTGCCGTAAACGAAGATGTACGGATGAAGAGCGACAACGCCACCAGAGACCGAGACGATGTCACCCGTCGGATCAGGGCCGCTAACGTCGCGAAGCTCGGTCAATGTCGTCCCGGTAATCGCGCCATAAAGCACTGGCGTGTTGGTTGTCGAGTCGACCTGCGCCAGATTCTGCCCTGGGTGGACTAAAAGCTGATTTACACCACCCTGCGAATCGTAAGAAGAGTCGAATTGATAAACATTATTGGCGCTTGCAGTGAAAACCGAACTAATAGTCGCAACTTGGATGCTAAATGGCGTTGTTACAGTCCCGCCAAGGTTCGTGGCACTCGCCGAAAGCGAATTTCCGACCGTATAACCGACGCCTGATTGCGTATAAGCGACCGTAATGGTCGAAACTGGCACTGAAAAGCCTGAGCCAGTGCCGCCAAGATTGGCCGTGGTAGCTGAAAGCACGTCACCAGGGGTGTATCCGGCGCCTAAATCGGTTAAAGCGACCGCTGTGACCGCCCCGCCGGAGATTGTGACCGTCGCAATGGCTCCTGAACCGAGGCCTCCAGTAAGAGGAACGTCGGTATAAGTGCCGTTTGTGTATGCAGATCCGCCCGTAATGGTTCCGAGCGTCAAAATCGGGCCGGTTGTTGTAATAACGACTGACGTTACGGACCCGCCAGCGATCGTGATGTTGCAATAAAGGCCGGTTCCGGTACCTCCGGTCATGGCCACGCCGTTATAGGTGCCGTTGGTATAACCCGTACCGCCTACAAGCGTTCCAAGCGTTGCTGCCGGTCCCGTAAAGGTGAAATTAGAGACGCCAGCACCGACGCCGTTGTTATCGACGCCAATAACCTGAATGCCTGAAGCGTAGGACGTAAAGATGTTGTTAATGCCGTTGCTGGAATCAACGAACATCCCTCGAGTCGGGCCATAGATCTGATTGGAGATCCGCTTAACGCCAAGGACTTTTCTAGGCCGTCCGCGCTGAAAGCGTACCCATAAGCCATCAGAGTATTGATCCCCGTCCAAAACGGTACCGTCCCGGCGTATCCCAGGCTGGGTATTGATCGTAATGACTTTTTCAGTCATTAAAACGCACCTCCAGCCAATCCATCGGTTGTTAGTAGCATCTTGGCTGTGCCGCCAATAGACATACCAATAGCCGAGCCGCCGGTTGGCCGGTACATGCCAGTATTGGTCTCATTAGTAAAGTTCAAAGCCGGAGACGCAGCAGACCCATCAATGATTGAGATCGCAGATCCACCGGTAATAACCGTGGTTGCGTTCAAGACATTAACGGAGTCGCAAACCAACGTGGCTTGTTGAGAAGCCGCCAACGAGGAATTAGTACCGCCTCCGACGTTAGTCGTGAAAATGACGTTTGCCGTTCCCGATGTTTGATTTAAGGCAAAGTAAACCTGAACCGCAGCAGGAAGGACGACCGTCACGTTACTGTTAATCGAGGTCCCTGTGACCTTGATGATCGTGTTTTGGGCCTGGGCCGGTGTAAGCGTGTAGGTTGATCCCGAAGTAACCGGAAGGGTTAATTGAGAGTACGCAAATGTCGTTTCCTGGCCAAGCCCAACGGTATAAAACGCGGTACCCGAGCAGCAGATAAAAGCCGAGTCTCCAATCTGCAAGGCAAGGCTTGCCGAACCATTGATGAGTTCAGAGCTATTAGGGTCAATGGTCAGCAACCCGGTTCCGCCGTTGCGGATCATCATGAACCAATCGTCACCGAGTGTTGCGGCCGCGGTAAGGTTAAGCGTGCCAACGCCGCCAGTCCATACTATTGCCTTGGCCCGATAGGTTGCGTCGGCAGTAAAGGTGCTGGTAACCGTTGCAACAGGGTGAGACTGGTTTAGCGTTGTTGTTATGGCTTTAAGGCCATACCCAGCAAGCGATGCGGCATCGGCCGAGCTTGATCCCACGCCAAAAGCAATAACGCCCCAGGTTCCAGCGGCTGTGGAATTATCCGTTACATAAATGTATTTAGCCTCACCGGCGGCAACGGCTACGATGGTGTTACCAGCGTAGTCGCGGACCGTGAAAGTATTTGAGCCGGTGTTTCTAACAAGCGAGTCCGTGCCAACCGAAGTTTGATTGGCAGGCGGCATATATACCGACAGGCTTGTCGTTGATGCCGAGATCTGCATGACCCTGGCAGCGTAATCGCCAGCAGCATCACCATCTTGCGGCCAAAACAGGACAAGGTTTGCCGATATGGAAAACGATTTATAACTGACGTCTGTCGGTTGGATGACGTCGCCCGTGAAAACACTAACGTATGAGGTCATACTTCTTGCACCGTAGCAGATCGATCGATCGTGCGAGTATCGTTCTCAAGCTTGAGCGTCTGTATCGCACGGTCATACAGGGCTTGCCAAAGCTGAACTCGAGAATCGTTCTTCAAAAAGGGAATCGCTTGCAGGAGCGTGCCGTACAACATTGCCTGAGGCGCGTTGATCGTGAACCAGTTCGTTTGATTGGTTGCGTCTAGCGGTTGGATCTTCTCGTAGTAAAGGATCTCAATCGCATAATCATCGCTTGGCGTTGGCGCAATAAGCCAATGATCGAAGTCGTAGTCACCATAGTATTTTGGCACGCCCTCTTGCGTTGGATCGGGCCAGTAATTGCGCATGTATTCATACTTACGAAGCAATAATGGGAAACGCTCCCCGGCCACCGTTACATTCATGGAGGTCGTTTTCCTCCAGCGGGTTGGCTTTTGAAGCGTTGGGTCACCCTGCACCAAGGTCGTGGAAACAGTTTGCTGCTGACCAAGGATCTTTAGCTCGTCGGAGATAATCGACTCGGCGAGGTTGATAAAAGACGGGATCTGATTGATCGTCTGCGCGTCCGAGCGTTCCAGGTAGAGCGTGACATCCGCTACCAGGGACGTGTAGGTCATGGTGACAGCCATTATCGGTACCT